TAAAATTTGGATGTCCTGCGAATAATTGTGGTTCTGTTGTTCCATTGATTTCCCAATAATAATCATTCCAATCCACAATGTCACCAATCTCAGGATAGAAATTCAATGAACCACTTGATAGATTTTCTCTTTGGAAAAACATTTCAATCGAAGAATTTAAATCTGCACCAAATTCATCTTGTTGTATTTCAGGTTCATTATAATTAATCAAGCAATTAACTCTAAACCCTATATCATAATATTTAGCCGTTGATTCACCATATACATTGTCCTCTGTTCTATCAACATTCACTTTATAAATGTCTACCGATTGTCCGACAATTTCATCAATCAATTCTTCATTCATTTGATTAATTAAATCAAATTCTTTTTGTGGTATAAAAAATGGTTTTGTTTGTGACATTTATTGTCTCCTAAACACTAGCTACAAATATTTCTATATCGGTGGCCCTTGATGTCACTCCAGTAAGTGATGTATTAACAATAATGCTTTCTAAATCAGCCAAAGCAGTTATTACACTCCCACTTTGAGCTGCAGCGTCTTCAATAGCTATTCCATCATTTGGACTTCCCATCATAAAACTTTTTCCAGCCTCAAGTAATAAAGTAGCAGATTCATCACCTGCAGTGTCATCTTCACCTGTATCAGACCTAAGACTTAAATTAACAGAAGAACTATCATCTAAGTTAGTTACTCTTATGTATTTTACATCCTCCATATCTAATGATGAAGCTCTAAGAGCAGTTTGACCAACCATTGAACCTGAAACATTTACAGAACTTTTAAAAGTGGCTATGGTGGTGTTAGTACTAGCTGGACAAGTAACTATTCTTTTATATATTTCATTAACATTGTCAATACTAAGAGTGTTCACTCCACCTTGTTGAACACCATTTAATGTTATGTCTTCCTCTATGGTAATTTTTAATGTAGATGCTACTATTGTACTGGCCATTTATATTTCTCCATTTATCCTATGTATATCTTTAATGGTGCTTTGTTCAACACTTGTTGTTGAGCGTCAGCAACCTCTTGTTCTTTTCTAGCTCCCTCTGATAAGGAAACTGATTCTAAAAATTGTGTTAACTCCTCTAATGCGTTAGCTTTTTCTTCTCTACCTTCTGATTTCAAAGCTTCACCATCCATTGATACTTCACCATTTGGAAGTGGTAATGAAGCGTATTTACTTCTAATGATACCTAATAATTCTTTTGCTAATGCTAAAGTATATTTTCTAATCCATTGTCTTCCAGCTGAATTTATTTCTGAATATGTGATGAATTTATAAGGTATGTTAGATGGGTCGGATACTTTTGAATTAGTATAAGTTCTCGTTACACCTTGTTTATCTTCTTTAAGATAATAATGAAAATATATTTTTGAACCAGCATCATCATCATTTGGTTTTGGAAATATTCTTAATTTGTTGTTTACTAATTCAAATGAATATGCAGATTTTCTAACCAAATCATTTGTTTCAATTGCATTTGCTCTAGCTAAATCATATGATATTGGTCTTAATATATAAGATACTGCTGGTGATACATTACCAAACCCAAATGAATCTAATAATTCAATATTGTCATAAGTTCCAGCAAATGGGTCATAGAATTTAGATATAGCTGCTGGTTGTTGATTAAACACTCTTTGAACCTCAATCCTATCACCAGTTTGTTCTAATGTGGATTCAGTTGGTAAATCATAAACTTGTTGAGAGCCTGTTAAAGTTATTGAACCAGTATATAATGTAATTCCACCACCAACATTTACAGCCTCACCATATTGTTCTGATAATAAAAATGTTGAACCCATATGTGGAGCTTCCGGCTCGTGAGAACCCATATCACCTAATGATTCACTTTGTCTATTAGTTGAACCATAATGTTCCCACATCCAATTTCTTGTATTGTAATGATTTATTTGTTGAGAGTATTCAGATATCGCTTCTTCAAAACAAGCATAGATTGAACCACTATTAAATTCCAATTGCATAACTGGATGTCCAAGTTTTTTAGAAACATATTTACATATTGTTAAACTATCACTTTTAAAATCATTATCACTATCATAAATACCATATGGGGTATTACCAATGACTTGAAAAGTTGATGTAGGGTCTTCATATAAAAATTCAAATTTTGACATTTATCTCTCCAAAATGGATATTATTCTTCATATATAAATATCAATGTAAACAAAAAAGGGTGAGAAAATATCTCACCCTTTTGAGTTATTGTTTTTAGTGAAATATTAAAGTTTATTGTTGTAATCCAAACTCAAATGTTTCCCAAACTATAGCTCCACCTATATCTGAATCATGTCTGTGAAACCAGAAAGGTGTAACGACTTCACCACTATCAAATGAGTATGCAACAGCACCAGTTGGAGCAACACCATCTATTAAATATGTTACCGCACCAGCTGAGCTCACATTAATTGTGAATTCATGACTACCCCCATCAGCAAAATTACCAGCACCATCACCACCACCACTTGTAAGGTCGGTAGCTACTGTAGTAGCATTATTAAGGATAGTTTGAGTTTTAATATCACCTGACATTACTGCTAAAGTAGCTAACTCGTCTAAAGCGTCTGGGTCATCGTTATGTGCTTCAACTTTTGCAAAACCACATCTTAAATCATCAACACCTGAAACATCTGCTATTGAAAATTTCACTTTAAAAAAGAAAGCTGGAGATGTTCCAACTATAAAGTGGTCTTTGTTTAAAACACCTTCATACGCACTGGCTCTTCCTCTAATAGCCCAACCATCATCCTCAGTTTGGTCACCTGATACATTTAAACCAGTTGTTGCTGCTGCTGGAGCTAAAAGTGTTTGAGTTCCAATTTCATGAGTGGATAAAGTGTTACCACATCTGAATCTCCATTGTCCTATACCATCTGCAGCAAAAATTGCTCCAGTTGAGAGAGCATCTAAAGCTACTTGAGCTCCTAAATCGAACTTTGTTGTTATCATAGGTGCACCATTATTAGTTATTTGACCTTTAATATTACCACCATCAACAAGACTTAAAGAACTTTCTTTCTTACTTACTTTATATTTACCTATTCTTTTACTCATTATTTTTCTCCTAATGTTGAGTCACTACTCTCAGGATTGTTTAATTTTTTATACTAATTGTGTTTAGTGACTACTTCAACTAGTAAATTATCTCATATAATTCATATATAAATATCATTTGAAAAGAAAAACCCCCTAATAAAAGGGGGCTTTTCAACTAATATGTAAAGATTAATTAACTTATACTAAGTTTAGGTCTTTACAAGAGATTGTACCATAAAACTCTGGTCTAATCATTTTCTTAGCATATCGTGTCATTACACCTTTTCTTGGTGTGAAGTCACTTGGGTCATATACTAATGGAGTCATAATTAGCGGTACATATGGTGAGTATACAGCACCAGTTTCTAAGAAATTACTTCCTCTGAAACCAACAAGTATTTTGTTCTCAGTCATATATGGGTTTTTGTATACAGTAAATCTATTTTGTAGACTTCCTGCAACTTGAACACCAGCCGCGAATTGTGATTTGTTTCCATCTGTAGATACCATGTATCCTGGAATTGATTCAAGGATTGTTGCAATTGTAGGACTTACAACTACGAAGTTAGCACCACCTCTAAGAGTTAATCTTTGGATTTCATTAGAAACCTTTTGGATTTTACCCAATAGAGTTTGATACCATTCGTATCTTGTTCCATAGAATTGTGTAATAGACCAAGCATTTTCATCAGTACCTGTTCCATCATAATCCTCACCAGGTGTTGCAGACCAGAAATCATTTGTTACTGCATCTGAGATTAACATATCAAGTATTTCTAAATCAATTTCCATTGAAATGTACTCACTTAACATAGATGTTAATTCAGCTTCAGCGTCAACAGAATGATAAGCATTTAAGTCTTGAGCTAACTCAGGAGACCATACAGCTTTTAGTTTTCTTGTTTTCGCAACAATAGCTTGAGATTTAAGTTGTAAATCAACTTCTGGTATTGCTAATGTATCATCAACAGCACTACCTGCAGTATCCTCAAAGTCACCTCTATTATTTTCAGTTGGTTGTACACTATAAATAACTTTAATATCTGATGAAGCAGCTAAAAGAGTAGCATCAGCGTCTGATTGTGACACGATGAACTCAATATTCGAACCATTAATTTTTGTAAATTGTGGTTGAATAATAGATTCACTCATAAAGTTTTCTGAACCTGACAATCCAAATGAACGTACTGCTTTTTCATCTGCATCTGATGGTAAAGGTGATGTGATTTTGTGTAATTTAGTTGATGCTAAAGAGGAACTAAGCTCTTGGTTAAAGTTAATATCCTTGTAAGTAGGAGTTCCTTTTGTTGGAGAGTGTGACTGACTAATTTTTTGATTAATCGAGTAGTCATATCTACCTTCACCATATAAACCACCAACACCAAATGGAGCAGATGAACCGATTGGTGAATTTACACCAGTTTTACCACCTAATGAATTTACATCATCACCTGGAACATTAGCAAATCCTGTTACATCTGAACCGAATTTACCACCTTCTTCTGTTGTTTTACCATATTTAAAGTCTAAGTAAAATACAAGACCAGATGGTAGATTCATTGGTTGTACTGATACAAAGTCTTGAGCTGCAATCTCACCAAAGATTCTACGAACCAATGGAAGTGCAACACCAGACCATTCCTCTGAACCAGCCGTACCAGCAGTAGCACCACCAGCACCTCCACCAGTTGCAGAGTTCTCTTGGATTAACTGTCTTGCCTGATTTTCAAGCATTACAGCCATTCCACTTCTTTGAAAATCCTCATTCAAACCATCAAGAAGACCTGTTTTGTCCCATTTATTAACGAGAGCTTTAGCTTCATCTTGTTGTTTTTTATAAGGACTTGCGTCTAATAAGTCTTTCATTATTATCTCCTAATAAGTTATTTAATTAAACCAGCAAGTTTTCTGAATCTGTCAGCAACATCATTCTCTTCAGAAATCACTTTTCTTGATTCTTTAGATGGTTTAGTTGATGCAACAGCAGAACTAGCTGATTCACTAATTGATTTTTTTGTTAAGATTGAACCATTGTCATTGAACTGTTCTGCAAGTGTAGAGTAAACAAGTTTAATCTCTCTTGTAGTTTGAGCTCTGTCAAATGTTTCAACCACTTTAAGTTTTTGGTTACTATCTAAACTATATTGTTTGAACAATTTATTTGTAAACAATAATTTAGCATTCAAGATGTTAACTTCGTGAAGTTTGTCTTTTAGGAAAGAAACAGCTTCTTTGTATTCTTTCAATTCAGCTTGAACTTCTGAAAGTTTATTATCACCACCACCTATACCAGATGATTTATCAGTATCTGAATCTTTATTATCAGATTTACCAATATCAGATGATTTATCAACTTCTTCAAGTTCTTCGTCTTCTTCAAGAGCAGCTTCATCGATTTCATATTCTTCTTCGATTTCTTCACCTTCTTCTATTTCGTCAGATTCTTTCATGCCTCTACCTTCTTCAGCATCTTCATCATCATCTTCACCTTCAGAAAGTTCTGCTTCAAGTTCTTTGATAACAGCTTCTAAGTCAAGGTCTTCTTCCATATCATCATCTTCTTCGTGACGACCTTCTTCAGCTTCATCATCATCCTCTTCACGCATACCTTCTTCAGCTTCGTCTTCATCATCCTCTTCTCTCATGCCTTCTTCGTGTTCACCTTCTTCAGCTTCATCATCGTCTTCACGCATACCTTCTTCGTGTTCACCTTCTTCAGCTTCATCTTCGTGTTCACCTTCTTCGTGACGGCC